TTGATTGTACGTTGTCCGGCGGAAACAATCGCGGGGTTTAGTTGCGCGGATTGCGGCAATGGTGATCCGCTTTGCGCTAGGCTCGAAAGAAGTTTTGCCATTGGCTTTACTGCCCACGGTGCAAGTAAAAAGAAAGCCGCCAACCCAGATGAGGCAGGCGGTTGCTATGCCAGCGGGGGAAACGTCGCGTTGCACTGGACAGCGACAGCCGCGCAGGATCAGTCCGAAACCGACGGGGATAAATTGCGCCGCTTTGTTTCTGGACTGCCCCCGCGTTCAATAATCCGGCACCATATTGCGGGCGATATTGGCGAGGAAACGCACAACTAGAAATTTCCGCTTGATTATATATGCGAGTTTCTATATTAAGAGGGTGCGAGAGATCGCGCCCTTTAACTTTTTGGAGACTTACACAATGTCACATTCGATTGAGAACACGCACGGCAGCTTGACCCAGTTAATGCAAAAGGTGCAGGACCAAGCCGCCCGTAAGGCTGATTTTTTGACGCCTACTAATGACCTGCAAAAGATCACCGACGCGGAAACAAACGAAGCTATCTTAGTTGTTGAAGCAAAAGGCGGCGAACCTACCCGCCACCTAAAAATGAATAGCGTTGCTTTCCAGCAACTAGCCGCGCATTGCGACATTGAGGCCCGCACCGCCCGCCGCCTTCAAACACATTACCCTTTTGAGTTCGATAACCTTATCAACGCTCACTTCGATCAGGAACCCAAGCGCAAGATGCTCCGCACTTTTTTGGACACCGACGAAACGAACGGCACGGCTAGAGCTTTGTTGTCCGACCGTTTTAAAACGTATGACAATAACGATATGTTGCAAACGGTTTTACCGCCTATCATGGAAAACGATAGCCAGTTGCAAGTTGTGCAGGCTAATATTAGCGACAGCAAATTGTATATGCGGTTTAAAAGCCTTGTTCATACTGGGGCGGGTGCCAACGTGGCGGACGTAATGGCAAATGGAGTCGGCTTTTCTAACAGTGAGACGGGGCAGGGATCGGTGACGGCATACCAACTTTTTTGGACACTTGCGTGTCTAAATGGTATGCAGACCGAAAACAAAACGCGGAGCAGTCATATCACCAGCGCGAGAGATAGTGACGATTGGGGCCTGTTATCTGGGGAGGCGCAAGAGGCAGACAACCGCGCATTAAATCTAAAACTGCGTGATTTGGTTTCGGCCTACAGCAGCCGCGAGATGTTTGACCAAGTGCTAGACAAGATGAAAGCAGCAGCAGCCGACGTAATCGAAGGCGAATATTCAGTTGCGGATACGGTCAACAATCTGGGGACCGTTATGCGTCTTACTAAGAAAGAAACGTCAAATGTTTTGGACGGCCTTATGTCTACAATTGGACAGGCTGGATATGAGAACCACCGCCCACTATCCCGCGCAACCTTTATTAACGCGGTCACAGCGGCGGGCAATAAATGTGATATCGATCAGACAGATGATTACCAGCGCCTTGGAGGTCGTCTGTTGAATATGCCTGCCCGCGATTGGAACCGCATAGCGGCTTAAATTTTTTTATTGCTTTGCGCTTTACAATAGCGCATATTGGGGCAGGGGAAACCTTGCCCCTTAACTTTTGTTTAGGAGAACAAAAAATGGAATTAGCGAAAACAGACTACGAAAACGAAACCGAATTGAGCGAGGCGCGCCGCATGATTGAACGCCGTGACGCGGAGCTTGACCGCTTGCGTGAAGAGATGGAAGCACTTCGAACCGTTAGCCAAGAAAATGCTTTGATGCTGGACGATATACGCTTGCCCCTTTTTAAACTTTTGAAAGACCAACTCGGGGCAATGGTATCCGGCGAAATTGCCGCTTTTGATATTCAAGATCATATGGACGAAATACGCGAAGATATCACTTACAATTTCGACATCGGTTCTTTTCAATCCGAGATCGAAGAGATTGTATCGGAGCGCGACATCAACGACGAAGTGACCGAGATTGTCGAGGATGTTTTGAGAGGCGCGAAAATCACAATAGGTTAAACAGTCCACCCTAACCATTGCCCAACTTGGCCCGCCACAGCGCGGGCCTTTTTTATGTTTGACAGATCAGTAAGAGATATCCCATACTGCACGAGCAGGGGGCAATCCGCCCGCTTGCCTATAGGAGAACCAAAACTATGAAACGATATCAGATCGAAGCCTCGACATTTGAGCTAGACGGGACCGAGAGCCACAAAGTTTTATATACTAGCAATGGCATCAGCACCGCCCGTGCTTATCTTGCGGGCTTTACAGACGCGAACGATTGGAAAGATTACGACCTTGTCAATCTATTGGATACAGCGCACCCAAGTGACAGCGACTTGCATTTGATCGACAGCAAAATGCACCCCAACATTGACAATGGTTCGACTAGCCAGAGCCTTGCAGACTTTGCCGAGGTATGGCCCGACGTGACCAATTGGGGGGGAAGACTATGATTAACATGACAACCGCCCAGCGCAACACATTGGAACGCAAATGGTCCGAACTGGACGAAAGCACCCGCCCGACGCTTGACCGCTTTCTGGACAGCGTGAAAGACACTTTCTATTGTGACGACGCCGTGACCGTGTATTGGGCTAACATGTGGCTATGCATTGAGCGTGACGGGTACGCCCACACCTAACGACCAGCACCATCACACCGACGATCAGGCCCGCCCAGTGCGGGCCTTTTCTTTTAGTGACACATGCGACCCCCGCACCCCGCCCCGTTGCTTAAACCTATGGGATCGAGGACCGTGGACCGTGGAATATGGTTCGTTCTGGTCGATCCGGTGCCCAGATACCCGACGATCGACAACGAGGTGGACGAGAAAGCCGTGGATCTAGACCGATCCGCCCCGATCCGCCCCGATCCGGTCAATCTGGCAGCAGAATATCGATGCGCAGCCGCGCAGTTAAATCCACCGGACAACTGCAGGGGGATCACGAAACCCGGGCCAGGATAGACAATATCCCATGTTATCAATGGCCCGAAGACCGTTTAACGCGACCTCGGGTCCCCCGGATATCGGGTCAAACCGCCCAGTTTTCGATGTAATGTTATAACATCCTCCGACCGCGGCCCCCGTGCCGACCTGCGGGGGCTTGGGCCATGTTTTTGACAAATAGTTGCCATAAAAATGATATGGGGTATAACTATGTAATAAGACTATAACCTTTGTACAACTTTAAGGAGAAAGCTCGTGGGTATTATTAAAGAAATGCAACTAGAAGCTGCGGACATAGAGTCTATTAAACAAGACCGCGAAGAGGAAGCGCGGTTCGCGGCTATGGATCACCGGACCGCGGACGAAAAACGCTGGGACGAGGAGGGTCCTTCTGATTCAGAGATAGAGGATATGGAGGTTGAGCGTTTAATAGAGCTACAGGAAGATAGAGCATTAGGGGTCCCCGATCTGTGACTATTGCACTACAAGAAAAGGCTCTGAAACTTCAACTTAGGCTTGCACAAATAGAGAAGCAGGAGTCTCAGCGTAATAATTTTTTACCGTTTGTTAGGGGTATGTGGCCTGACTTTATTGCTGGTCGTCATCACCGAATTATTGCTGAGAAGTTGGAGCGTGTTGCGAGTGGCGAGTTAAAGCGTTTGATTATCAACATGGCTCCGCGGCACACGAAGTCTGAGTTTGCATCTTTTTTGTTTCCTGCGTGGATGATGGGCAAGAATCCTAGTATGAAGATCATTCAGGCGACTCACACGACGGAGTTGGCGGTAAACTTTGGTCGTAAGACTAAGAATCTTTTGGACACGGATGAGTATAAGGGGGTATTTCCTCACGTTAAGTTAGCGGCGGATTCGAAGGCTTCTGGTCGGTGGGACACGAGTGCTGGTGGGATGTATTATGCTGTTGGTGTTGGTTCTAACTTAGCGGGTCGTGGTGGTGATTTAATTATTATTGACGACCCTCATTCTGAGCAGACGGCTATGAGTACGAATGGTTTTACGGATGCTTGGGATTGGTATACTGGGGGCCCTCGGCAGCGATTACAGCCCGGAGGTTCTATAGTTTTGGTACAGACTCGGTGGTCTGAGAAGGACATGACGGGTCAGTTATTACGAGGTATGGCTAAGGACCCTTTGGCGGATCAGTGGGAGGTTGTTGAGTTACCTGCTATTTTTGAGGACGGTACGCCTTGTTGGCCTGAGTATTGGAGTATTGAGGATTTAACTGCGGTCAAAGCGTCTATTCCTCCTATGAAGTGGAATGCTCAGTACCAGCAGAATCCTACTGGTGAGGAGAATGCGATTGTTCCTCGGGAGTGGTGGCAGCGTTGGGAGAGTGAGCGGGTCCCTAACTTACAGTATGTGATACAGAGTTATGACACGGCGTTTAGCAAGCGGGAGAGTGCTGATTACAGTGCTATTACGACGTGGGGTGTATTTTATCCTGAAGAGGCTGGGGGTCCTCCGGCGTTAATATTGTTGGATAGTAAGAAGGGTCGTTGGGATTTTCCTGAATTAAAGCGGATTGCTTTTGAGGAGTACAAGTTTTGGGAACCTGACACGGTTATAGTTGAAGCGAAGGCGAGTGGTATGCCTTTGACTCAGGAGATGCGTCAGGTTGGAATACCTGTTGTAAATTTCACGCCGAGTAGGGGTAATGATAAGGTAACGCGGTTGCACAGTGTTAGTCCTTTATTTGAGGCTGGAATGGTGTATGCTCCTGACAAGACTTGGGCGGACGAGTTAATTGAGGAGATGGCTGCGTTTCCCAACGGTGAGTTTGATGATTTAGTTGACAGTGCTACACAGGCTTTGATGAGGTATCGTCAGGGCAATTTTGTGCAGTTGCCAACAGATGATTGGCAAGATGACGAAACATCTGCTAGGGTACATGCATATTATTGACGGAGACGGCTATGGCTATTGGCGGATTGATGGATACGAACGTACCGAGTCAGCTTGACGAGGACGATTTACGCGCTGAGTTGGAGATAGAGATACCGGACTCGGGCGGTGATCCTATGTTGTATGCGGTAGATTCTGATGTGGAGATAGAGATAGTTGACACGGATGACGGCGGGGTTGTGGTAGATTTTGATCCCGAGGACATGCGCGGCGAGGACGGAGATTTTTACGCGAATTTGGCGGAGGAGATGCCGGACCGCGAACTTAGTCGCATTGGCAACGATTTAGCTGCGGAGTTTGACGCGAACAAGGCGGGTCGTCAGGATTGGGAGGATGCGTATACAAATGGTTTGGAGTTGTTGGGATTTAATTACGAGGAGCGTACTCAGCCGTTTCGCGGTTCCAGCGGCGTAACGCATCCTTTGTTGGCGGAGGCTGCTACGCAGTTTCAGGCGCAGGCGTTTAACGAGCTATTGCCTGCGGGGGGTCCTGTACGGACGCAGGTTATGGGCGAGGAGACACACGCCAAGGCTGATCAGGCCAAGCGCGTCCGGCAGTTTATGAACTACTACATTACGAATGTCATGGAGGATTACACTCCTGACATGGATCAGATGTTGTTTTATTTACCGCTTGCGGGCAGCACGTTTAAGAAGACTTATTACGATGAGGTCATGGACCGCGCAGTAAGTAAGTTTGTTCCTGCGCAGAATTTGGTTGTTCCGTATGATACTTCTGATTTGGATACGTGTCCGAACATTAGTCAGCTTATACGGATGGATTTGAATGACCTGCGCAAGAAGCAGCTTGCTGGTGTTTATTTGGATATAGACGTGATACCTGCGCAGGGTGATGTTACGGACGTAGACTCTGAGATAAATCGCATTGACGGCGTAGAGCCTTCGCAGATTGATTACGACTGCACTTTGTTGGAGTGTCACGTTGATTTGGACTTAGAGGGTTATGAGGATTTAGACGAGGACGGTGAGCCTACGGGCATTAAGGTTCCTTATCTTGTTACTATATCTCAGGACAACGGTCAGGTTTTGTCTATTCGGCGCAATTACCGTGAGGACGATCCGGCTAAAAAGAAGATTGCATATTTCACGCACTTTAAGTTTTTACCGGGATTTGGGTTCTACGGCTTGGGCTTGATCCATACTATTGGTGGATTATCGCGAACCGCGACCAGTGCTTTGCGGCAGTTGATTGATGCTGGTACTTTGTCGAATTTACCTGCGGGGTTCAAGGCCCGCGGACTGCGGATCAGGGACGACGACGAGCCTCTACAACCGGGGGAGTTTAGGGACGTGGACGCTCCGGGCGGCGCTATTCGGGACAGCTTGATGCCGTTACCGTTTAAGGGTCCTGACCGGACGTTGTTTGAGTTGTTGGGTTTTGTTGTACAGGCTGGACAGCGGTTTGCGACCATTACTGACATGAAGGTTGGTGACGGTAATCAGAACGCGGCGGTTGGCACGACGATAGCGATGTTAGAGCAGGGCTCTCGGGTAATGAGCGCGGTTCACAAGCGTTTGCATTATGCAATGCGTCAGGAGTTTAAGATTTTGGCGCGGGTAATGTCGGAGAGTTTACCGCAGGAGTATCCGTATTCTGTTGCTGGTGACGAGTCGAGCATTATGGCGTCTGATTTTGATGATCGTGTGGACGTAATTCCTGTTAGTAATCCGAATGTATTTAGTCAGGCGCAGCGGATTGCGTTATCTCAGACTAAAATGCAGTTAGCTGCACAGGCACCAGAGATGCACAACATGCACGAGGTATATCGTGATATGTATGAATCTTTGGGTGTTACGGATGTTGATAGGATAATGAAGGCGGTGCCGGACGACGAACCGCGGCCCTTGGACCCTGCGCAAGAGAATATCAACGCTTTGGACATGATGGAGTTACGGGCGTTTGCGGGTCAGGATCATCAGTCGCATATTATGGCGCATTTAATTTTTGGCGCGACTCCGATGGTTGGTCAGATGCCGCAGGTTGCAGTTTCTTTACAGAAGCATGTTTTGGAGCATGTTAAGATACAGGCTGAAGAGGCTGGTATGCAGCAGATGCAGCAAGCGCAGGGTGGTGACGAGGCTCAGATGGAGATGCAGTATCAGGCGGTTGTGGCACAGTTGGTTGCGCAGGGTATGCAGCAGGTTAAGCAGTTGTCTGGACAAATATCTGGTCAGGGCCCTGATCCTCTGGTACAGCTTAAAGAGAAAGAGTTGGAGATTAAGGCGCAGTCAGAACAGTCGGACGCTCAGATGGATCAGGCAAGACTTCAGCTTGATGCTCAAAACCAGCAGATGCGTGGTCAGCAGTTCCAGCAACGCCTTCAGAGCCAAGAACAGCAGACGGACAAGCGCATTCAGAGCGCGATGGACCGAGAATTATTAAAGCAGAGGAGTTAGTAATGGCTAAAGTAAAATTCCAAGGGGCCCCTGCGGGTCCATCTCCGAAGGCGGTTCCTTACGCTGATATTAAGGATCAGGGCCGTATTCCGTATGGCAAGAGTGCGCCATTTAAGATACCTACATCTACTGCGATTAAGACGGCCCGCGGCATGGGTGCCGCAAAGCGCGGCGGCAAGTACCACGCGTGTGTCTAATGGAGTTTTGACATGAGTAGATTTCTCAACGGCCTGTCTAACTTTCAGATGAACAGTGGTGTTCGTGCGGATGGCCTGTCCGCGAACGATTTACAGCGTCAGTTGAACCGAATTGTTCCTCCTCAGCCTGTTCCTCAGCCGCTTCCTTTTGCGGGGCTTCCCGAACGCCGTGACTCGAACCTCTTTTTCCAACAGAATGATCCTGCTTTTTTACAGGAACAGGCTAAGTTACAGTCTGCGTTTGACGAGAGGTTTGACGAGATGCCTGCGGGGCCCGCGCTAACGGCCAAAGCGCCTCAACAGCAGTTTGCTGAGGGGTACGGGCCTCAAGTACAAATGGCGAGTCCTCAACAGCAGATGTTATCCCAAATGCAGAACCGAGGTTTTAGTTCGCCTCAACCACAACAACAAATACAGCCCGCGCCTCAACAGCAGATAGCTGGTGGATACGGGTTAACGGGCGCGTACCAAGGCGACCAGTTCTCTCGGGGTGTGATGTCTTTACCTCAAATACAGGATAATTTTTATTCTCCTCCCGCGGGTGGTTACACGGCACCGCCAATAACTTCACCGTACTCAATGTTCTAATGCTATGATTGATCCTGTAACGGCTTTTGCCGCAGCTAACGCCGCCTTTAAGGGTGTAAAGATGTTGGTTGGTGCTGGTCGTGAGATGCAGGACGTTAGTCAGCAGCTTGGAAAGTGGTACTGTGCGGTTGCGGATATTTCCAAGGCTGAGACGCAACGTAAAAATCCAACGTGGTTGGATAAAAAGACACAAGGTTCCGATAACATAGAGCAGCAAGCTATGGATATTGTGATCCGCAAGAAGACCCTTTTAGAAAAAGAGAAAGAGATTAAGTTTATGCTGGACTACAGGTTTGGCTTGGGCACTTACGACGAGATGTTGGGTATGCGGCGCAAGATACGCGCAGAGCGGGAGGAGACGGTGTATCGTGCTATGGAAGCCAAGCGCCAGATACAGAACAATATGGCTATTGCGGCGCTAAGTCTTGGTATAATCAGCGTTTTGGGTGGTGGTATGTATTTAATAGTGTTGGCTACCCAATAATGGAGTCTTGGACGTTATATGTTGTTATCTTTTTTATAAGTGGTGAGACAATTATGTTGGAGAACAATGAAAAGTTTTCTACGAGGCAGGCTTGTTATCAAGCAGGTTTGACGAAAGCTGTTTACCTTTTAGAGCAAACAGTAGCTATAATAGGCGTTCCTGCTAGGGGTAGTTTTTCTTGTCAGAAAGTTGGTTTAGATGTTTAAAGTTTTTTTGATAGCTTCTACGCTTGCGGGAGTAGCCAACCCCACTCATGTTCAGTGTCACTTATGGAAACGTTTTACGGACGGAAACGGTCAAAAGGTTTGTGTTTACAGGTTTACAGCGGGGTATGGTGGTTTGGGGTATCATTACCCTACGAAGAGTTTTTCCGAGTGTCCGAAGGTTTTTAGTTGTCTTTATGAGAAGAAAGACAAGCGACCTAGCTTGTCTGAAATATTAGATGGCCTGAAAGGAGGGTTTTAATGTCTATGGAGAAGTTTTTGGCATGGAGGATCATGCCTAGATTTATGATGTTGGTAATGACGGTTATGTATATCAGGGTGATTGAGTGGTTTATGTCTTTGCCGCAGGATGTTGTTAGTACGCAAGCTACTGCGCTTACTGCAACCGTAACGGGTGCTATGACAGGTGCCTTCGCCGTATGGTTAGGATCAGAGAAATGATGGCATTATTAGGGAGTTTGCTGGGCTTCGGTAGTTCTTTTCTGCCCGAGGTACTTAGCTATTTTAAAGCTAACCAACAACAAAAGCATCGTATGGAGATGATGCAGTTAGAGACGGAGCTTGCTCAAAAGCGTTCTGAGATGAAGCTGGTTGAGTTAGATAAGCAGGCAGATATTGCGGAAACAAAGGGGTTGTATGAGCATGATCGATCTATCGACGCTGGCGGATTTATCAACGGTCTTCGGGGTTCTGTGCGTCCTGTCATTACTTATGCCTTTTTCGGACTGTTCGTAGCTACAAAAGTAGTTATCATGGTTAAAGTAGGGCAGTCTGGCGGAGATTGGACGGAAGCTGTTGAACTTATGTGGGACCCAGAAACAGCCGGACTTATGAGCGCAGTTTTAGCATTCTGGTTTGGAAATAGAGCAATCTCTAAATATGCGGGGAAGTAGTTATGGGATACAAGTTAGGAAAGCGAAGCCTGTCAAGGCTAGAAGGTGTCAACGACGATCTGGTAACGGTCGTGAAATACGCTATCGGCGTGACGAAGCAGGACTTCTCAGTCATCTGCGGGTTGAGAACAATAGAAGAACAACGCGCATTGGTTGCAAAAGGGGCTTCGCAAACCATGAAATCAAAACACATTGACGGCAACGCCGTTGATTTGATGGCTTATTGTGATGGTGGGCGTTGGGAGTTAAATCTATATGACGAGATTGCGGACGCCATGAAGGAAGGTGCCGAGGCTGCGGGCGTAAAGCTCCGTTGGGGCGCGGCGTGGACGATAGATGATCTTGGTGCGTGGGACGGAACGGCAGAGAATGCAATGAACAGCTACATTGACATTCGAAGATCACAGGGCCGCAGACCGTTTATTGACGCCCCACACTTTGAAGTTGTGTTTTAATGTACGCGTTCGTCCTCATGCTGTATCTCGGCTACGGGGGCGAACGTAAGTTAGTTGTGGATGATCTGTATTTTTCCCAGTTAAACGTTTGCAACAGGGTAGCCGAGGCTCTTGTAGAGCGTTACAGCACTCACGGTATAGCTACTGCGGACAGAGCGGTTGCATACTGCTTGCCGATAAAAATTACGGACGACTCGTTGCACGTTTACTAAAAAACAAGTAGGTTTCCCATATAAGATTAAATGGGAGAATCTGGGAATGGATGAGATACGCGTTGCAGAAGCTGTTTTTCGCGTTATAAGGGAAAGAAGACAGGGCGTTGTCGATCTAATGCAGTACGGCAACGTTAAATCACTAGAGCAATATCGTGAGCTTATGGGCAACTTAGAGGCCCTAAATCATGTGGAACAGGAACTCAAGGGCCTGCTAGATAAACAGGAGCGTAGTGTTGACTAAAGCACATGCAATAGACTTAGCCGCTGCCAAAAAGGGCGTGGCGAACTTAGAAGATGCTTATAAAGAGAAAGTAGAGACAACTTTAGACCCTTCAGCGTTGGGTCAATCTCTTTTAGAAAAAATGCCTAGTCCTACGGGATGGCGTCTGTTGATTCTCCCATACAAGGGGAAGGGTCAGACAGAAGGCGGCATATATCTACCGGATAAAGTAGTTGAGGAACAATCTGTGTCTACGCAGGTTGGGTATGTCTTGAAGGTCGGGGAACTGGCGTATCAGGACGGGGACAAGTTTCCAGATGGTCCGTGGTGCGCGAAGGGTGATTGGGTAATGTTTGCTCGTTACGCTGGTTCGCGGTTTAAGATCGACGGTGGCGAGGTCCGTATTCTTAATGATGACGAGGTTTTGGCTAAAATCTCTAATCCTGAAGATATTTTGCATTTCTAGGAGAAAAAGATGGCAGAAAATGATCAAATTGAATTAGAACTGGAGGGTTCTGAAGCGACGGAGGTTCAGGTTGAGGCTCCTCCCTCTGATGGGGGAGAGGATCAGTTTGAACAAGCGGAAAACGCTACTCAATCTCGCATAAATCGCCTTACGAAGAAGATGCGTGAGGCGGAGCGGCGTGAAAACGAGGCTTTAAACTACGCAAAACAGGTTCAGGCGGAAGCTAATTCGTTAAAACAGCGCATGTCTAGTTTGGATAACAGCTACGTTAACGAGTATTCAACGCGTGTGGAGACACAGCTTGCTCAAACTGAAAAAGAGATGGCTCGGGCTATGGAGCTTGGTGATACGCAAGCGGCGGTAGAGGCTCAACGCAAGTTAACGTCGCTATCTATAGAGAACGACAGGGCTTCGCAGGCTAAAATGCAACAGGAGCGCCAGCGGCAAACCGCGGCTCAACCGCAACAGCAGCAGGTGCAGCAACAGCCTCAACAGCAGCAGGTTAGACGCCCCGACCGTAAAGCCGAAGAATGGGCGGAACAAAACGAATGGTTTGGTCAAGACGAGGCCATGACTTTTGCTGCTTTTGGTATTCATAAAAAGCTGGTTGAAGACGAAGGGTTTGACCCGCAGAGCGATGACTACTATAGTGAACTAGATCAGCGCATTTCGGATAAGTTTAGAGTGCCTGCAAACACTACCAGTAGACGGCCCGCACAGACGGTTGCTGGAGTTTCAAGAAGTACCTCTGGGCGCAGTGGAAAGAAGGTTAGACTCACCCCTAGCCAAGTCGCAATAGCGAAAAAATTGGGTGTGCCACTAAGTGAATACGCGAAATACGTGAAGGATTAAGGCTATGACAGACAGAACTCCTCGCGCTAACAAAACTAGGGAAAAAACGGTTGCGCGTAAGCCGTGGGCTCCCCCGTCTATGCTAGACGCACCACCTGCACCGGATGGATATAAGCATCGTTGGATTCGTTCCGAAACTCGGGGCTTTGACGATACTAAAAACATTAGCGCGAAGATGCGCGAAGGTTGGGAACTTGTTCGTAAGGACGAATACCCTGACTTTGAATCTCCGGTAGTTGAATCAGGTAAATACGAAGGTGTATTTGGAATTGGCGGTTTGATGCTGGCTCGTATTCCAGAAGAAACAGTTGCGGAAAGAACAGCTTATTTCTCTAATAGAAATAGGGATCAGATGGAAGCAGTTGATTCGGACATGATGCGAGAGAATGCACACTCAACCATGACGATCAATAAACCAGATCGTCAGTCTCGTGTAACCTTTGGTGGACCTAGAAAGAACTAGCTCCTCCTTTACTGGAGAAAGATAATGGCGAATACAGAAACGTCTTATGGTCTTCGTCCGATAAGCAGACAGGGTTCTTCTGTTTCTTCTACGGGCATGACCGAGTATCGTATCGCGTCTGACAACTCTAATCCTATTTTTCAAGGCATGGCGGTTATTCCGTTGGCTGCGGGCGTCATTGACGATCTGCAAGCTGCGGCAGGCGGCAACGTTGCGATTTGTGGGGTTTTTGGCGGATGTGAATACGTCTCAAGCACTACAGGAAAACCAGTGTTTTCTAACTTTTGGCCCGGATCAGGCGCGGACAGCGACTTTCCGGTCAAAGCCTTCTTGTACGACGATCCCAATCAGTTGTTTCGGATTGCAACATCTAATGTTGTGGCTGCGGCAAACACTGAAGCAGAGATTCGTGCCGCGGTTTTTGCAAACATTGCGTTTGCAACAGGTAACAGCGGTTCGACTACTACTGGGTTGTCTTCAGCCACGGCTGACTTGAACACAATCGCAACCACCAACACTTTGGCTCTCAGAATTATGGGTATCTTAGACGATCCTGCTAATAATGACTTCACAAGTGCGGGTATCCCTCTCATTGTTCGTATAAACAACCACTTCAATGCGCCTACAGGCTCTATTGCAGCGGCTACTGTTTCTACGACAGGCGTATAAGGAGCTTAAATTATGGCTATTTCTCGCGCACAACTAGCAAAAGAGCTAGAACCGGGACTAAACGCACTGTTTGGGCTGGAGTATGGACGTTACGAAAACGAGCATAGTGAAATCTTTGAAGAAGAAAGCTCTGATCGGGCGTTCGAAGAAGAAGTTATGCTCGGAGGGTTTGCAACAGCACCTGTTAAGAGTGAGGGTGGAGCAATTTCTTTTGATGATGCTCAAGAGACTTACACCGCTCGGTACACTCACGAAACCATTGCGCTTGCGTTCTCTATCACAGAGGAAGCAATCGAAGACAATCTTTATGATCGTCTGGCTTCGCGTTACACCAAAGCGTTGGCTCGTTCGATGGCTACAACAAAACAGATCAAAGCTGCAGCTATCCTAAACAACGCGTTCTCTACTGGTGCTAATGCAATAGGTGACGGCGCAGCATTGTGTTCTTCGGCTCACCCTTCTCTGTCCGGCAACCAAAGAAACTTGCTGTCTACAGCGGCTGATCTTAACGAGACTTCGTTAGAGCAGATGTTAATTGACATTGCAGGGTTTACGGATGAGCGCGGTTTAAAAATCGCGGTTCGTGGTACGAAGCTTATTATTCCAAAAGAGCTTCAGTTTATTGCAGAGCGGGTTATGAACTCTAATCTGCGTAGTGGCACTGCGGACAATGACAACAACGCGATTAAGAACATGGGCATGTTGCCAGAAGGGGCGTCTGTAAATCACTTCCTTACTGACACAGACGCGTTCTTTATTAAAACTGACGCACCTAACGGCTTTAAGTACTTTAACCGTGCTGCAATCAAGACTGCTATGGAAGGCGATTTTGATACGGGCAACATGCGGTTTAAAGCGCGTGAGCGTTACTCGTTTGGTGTATCGGATTGGCGTTGCGTCTTCGGAACACCCGGAGCGTAAATTACGCACAATCTTGTGTTTTAAGGGGCAGCTTCGGTTGCCCCTTTCTTTTTGTTTAAATATTGTGTATTCTTTTGTTATCCCTGACAGCCACAGGATTTGGCTGACTAACCCAAGACAGGAGATTGACATGGGTACTACAACATTTAACGGACCAGTTCGGTCTGAAAACGGCTTTGAAACCGTATCTAAAA